GACTCCGCCAGAGCCGGCCGCACCCGCCACACCCCCCGCTCCTCCCGCCGAGCCCGCAGCACCGGCCGCCGAGCCGCCGACCGAACCCAAGGGGAAGTCCCCGGAGTTCAAGGGCGAGTTCGACCCGGCCCGCTTCGAAAAGCTCGTCGAGAACCTCCGCGGAGACGTCGCAGCCGAGAAGGCCAAACGCGAAGCCGCAGAGAAAGCCTTCGAGCAGAAGGCCGCCGACCAGCAGGCCGACCTCCTCAAGAAGGTCGCCGCCGCGTTCGGCCTCGACACCGGCGAGGAGAAGCCGCCCACCCCCGAAGAGCTCACCCAAAAGCTGACTCAGGAGCAGGCCCGGACCAAGGAGTTCGAGGACGCCGCCCGTCAGACCCAGGTGGAGCTCGCCGTCTACAAGAGCGCGGGGAAGCACGGCGGCGACCCGGACGCCCTCCTGGACTCCCGGGGCTTCGCCCAGGCCATCGCCAAACTCGACCCGTCCTCTCCTGACTTCGCTGCCAGCGTGGAGAAGACGGTGAAAGAGGCGGTGGAGGCGAACCCGAAGCTCGCCGCGCACAAGCCGGCCGAGCCGAAACCCGCAGTCCCCGCGGGCGGTGCGCCGATGGACGGGGCCCCGGGTCAGAAGCGGCAGCTCGGTGCGGAGGACGTCAAGCGGATGTCCCCCGAACAAATTGACAAGGCCGTTAAAGACGGGCGTCTCAACGCCTACCTGGGACGGCCGTAGGCAACTAGGAGCCTCCGTTGTCCATCAACAACTTCAAGCCGGAGATCTGGAGCGCTCAGCTGCTCATGGCCCTCCGCAACAGCCTCGTCTACGCCCAGCCGCAGATCGTCAACCGCAACTACGAGGGCGAGATCTCCTCCGCGGGCCAGTCGGTTCACATCACGACCATCGGCGACCCGACGATCTTCGACTACGACGCCGGCGACACCATCAACTACGAGGACGTCGAGACCGCGGGCACCGACCTGGTCATCGACCAGGGCAAGGCGTTCGCGTTCAAGCTCGACGACGTCGACAAGGCCCAGGCCCTGCTCAACCCCATGCAGCAGATGGCACAGAACGCCGCCTACGCGCTCCGCGACAAGGCCGACGCCTACGTCGCCTCCCTCTACACCGGCGTCGCCTCCGCCAACGTCCTCGGCTCCACCGGCGCCCCGATCGACACCTACACCACACCGACCGACGCCTACAGCAAGGTCCTCGTGCCGCTGCGCACCAAGCTGAACCGGTCGAACGTCCCCTCCGAGGGCCGCTACGTCGTCGCCTCACCGGAGTTCATCGGCTCCATGCTCAACGACGACCGCTTCGTCCGCGCCGACGCCTCCGCCACCACCGAGGGCCTGCGCAACGGCTTCGTCGGACGCGCCGCAGGCTTCGACATCCTCGAGTCGAACAACACCCCCAACCCGTCCGGGGACACGCAGGTCATCATGGCCGGCTACCCGGGCGCCATCACCTACGCCGAGCAGATCCTCGAGACCGAGGCGCTGCGCCTGCAGTCGACGATCGCCGACGCCATCCGCGGCCTGCACGTCTACGGCGCCAAGCTCCTGCGCCCCACCGGCATCGCCGTCGCCTTCGTCAACCCCGCCGCCTGAGCCCTCCCAGGGCACTGACCACCCTCGTGCGCTGACCCCCTAGGAGGCTCCCCATGGCGCGCACCGCCGTCAGCTACACCCCTCTCACCCCCAACGGCCACACCTCCGACGTCGCCGGCACCACCATCGACGCCACCCTCGTCACCAACGGCGTCGTCATCAACGGCGTCGACCCCGAACGCACCGTGCTGCGCATCGCGAACACCGCGACCGGCGCGAAGAACGTCATCGTCCGCACCGGCTCCGGCACCCAGTCGTGGATGGCCGGACAAGGCGACCTCACCGTCTCGGTGGGCGCGAACACCGGCAAGGAATGGGTCGGCCCGTTCACCTCCGCCCGCTTCCAGCAGCAGGGCTCCAAGCTGTACGTCGACTTCGAGTCCGGTTTCCTCGGCACCATCACCGTCTTCAAGCTCCCCAAGGCGTACTGAGCATGGCGGCCCGCAAGTACATCGGAACGGGTGGGCTGGAGCTTACCCTCGACGATCCACTGTCACCGGAGATGGCCAAGCAGGTCGCCACCGGCAAGCTCACCCCGGTCGGCAAGAGCGTGGACGTGGAGGCCGGCGACAAGTCCCTCGTCGTCGTGCACGGCTCGCAAGCCGACACCGTCAACCGGGTCGGGGACCACCGGCGCGCCCCGGGCGAGCGCCCAGCGGAGGACGCGCTGCCCGGCGAGTGGGCCACCTACGCGGTCGCCCTCGGCCTGAACGCCACCCAGGCCTCCACCCTCACCCTCACCCAGCTGCAGGAGTGGGTCCAGGAGCACGAGAAGGCCCTCGGCGAAGGCCAGGACGCGCCCGTGCCGAACACCGACCCGGAACCACCCGTCGAGCCCCTCCCGGACCGGCCCGCGAAGAACGCCCCGGTTGCCGAGTGGCGGCAGTACGCCATCGCCCTCGGCATGGACCCCGACCAGGCCAAGGACGCCACCAAGGCCGACTGCCAGGACTACGCCCAGGTCGTCGAGGACGCCCGCGACAGCGGCCAGCCCGACGACGAGAGCGGGGGCCAGGAGTAGCCATGGCGTACGCAACGATCAGCGACCTCGAGGCGTGGCTCACCCCCGAGCCCGCCCCGGCGAACGCGTGGCGCCTCCTTGAGCAGGCATCCGACGCGATCGACGGCGCGCTGACCGGCGCCATGTACAACCCCGACGACTCCGACGTCCAAGCCGTCCTCACCAAGGCGTGCGTGCGGCAGGTCCAGTTCATGATGGACCGCGACGATGAGACGGGCGCCCAGTCCGACGTGCAGTCCATGACGGTCGGGCAACGCTCCATCACCCGCCGCGCCCCCAGCAGCAGCAACGCCAGCGGGTCCGGAGTGCCGAAGGTGGGCCCCCAGGCCGCCCTCGTCCTCCGCAACGCCGGGCTGCTGACCATGTGGCCGCTGGTGAGTGGCTGATGCCCGGGCCCATCGGACGCCAGTCCGTCACCGTCCTGCAGGCCCCGGAAGTGGCTGGCGACTACAACACCAAGGTCCGCGACTGGGACCACCCAACCGAGACGGTCGTGTCCGGCTGCACGGTCGACTACACCACCGCCTCCCGCACCCGGCAGGCCGGCGACCAGACCACCACCCGCGCCCAACTGTTCATGCCCCCACGGTCCATGACGGTCACCAGCGGAATGCGCGTCGCGTGGGACGGCCGCACCTGGGATGTCGACGGCGTGCCCGCCGACCCGCAGAGCGCAGGCCCGCTGTCCGGGCAGGTCATCTCCCTGCTGGAGGTGAAAGGCGCATGAGCAGCGACGTCACCATCACGGTCGACCTGGACGAGGAGGCCATCGCCCGCATCCCGCTCTCCCGCGAGGTCCAGGACGACTTCGAGCAGCGCATGGGACGCGTCGAAGAGATCGCCATCGCCACCGCGCCCGTCGACACCGGCGAGTTCCGAGACAGCATCCACCAGGTCAAGGAGCCCGAACCGGACGGCACCCGGCACGTCGACGCCAACTGCGGCCACGCCTACTTCGTCGAACACGGCACCCGACAGGTCGACCGCAACGGGCATGCCATCCACCGCCCCCACTACACGCTCTCGCACGCCCTGGACGCGGCAGGGGGCGATCACTGATGAAGGAGACCACCGCCATGGCTGACCCCGCAGACCTGGTCACGCTGAAGCTCATCTTCTGGCACAAGGGCAAGCAGCCCGGCGACACCGTCGAGGTCCGCCGGGACGAGGTCCGCTCCTGGTACGGGTTCGCCGAACTCGTCGACGACGTCGAACCGGCGAAGGCCGACGAGAGCGCGGCCACCGGCGCACAGAAGACCCCCGACAAGGCCGACACCACCAGCGCGGCCGCGGCGAAGACGCCGGCCAAGACGAGCACGGCCAAGTAGCCCGCGATGGTGACGCCGGTGGCTCTCCCCGACAGCAAGCAGATCGCCATCGACCTGCTGCAGACCGCACTCGGCGATGCCGCGCGCGTCGTCGGCGAGCTCCCGGACCCGGCCACCTTCGACGCCGAACTCCCCCTCGTACGGATCCTGCGCATCGGCGGCACCGCCGGTCTGCGCGGCTGGGCCGACAGCAGCGCAATCGACCGGCCCCGCTTCTCCGTCGACTGCTACGCGCCCGCCAAGCCCTCCCTGGGCGCGGCCATGCGCCTCGCCATCCAGGTGCGCGGCGAGTGGGAACTGCTGCCCGGCCAGGCCACCGCCGACGGCACCGTCACCGCCACGTCCGAGGAAACCGGCCCGCAAGACCGCCCGGAGGAACCCAACACCGGGGTTCGACGGGTCGGCATGACCCTGGGGATGAGCGTTCGCCCACCCCGAACTGACCGCTAGGAGGCCCGTCGTGGGCAACGCAGACAACATCAAGATTGGCGTCAAGGGCCGCGCCTACGTCGCCGACGTCGGCACGACCTTCCCCACCAGCCCGTTCGTCACCTGGGGCACCGGCTGGGCCGACCTCGGCTACATGCACCCCGACGGCCTCGAGGAGGCCCTCGGCGAAGACCGCACCGAGATCATGGCCTGGGGTGAAGAGGCCCCCGTCAAGAGCCGCGTGAAGTCCCGCGACGGCAGCTTCAAGCTGACCTTCCTCGAGACCACCGCGGAACTGCTGTCCCTGTACTACGCCGTCCTCGTCGACGACATGACGTCCGTGCCGGCCGTGGTCGGCCCGCCGGCAACCGCCCAGTACCTGTCCTTCGGGACCGGGCAGGCATCCCCGGGCATCGAGAAGGCCCTCGGCATCGACATCATCGAGGGCGACGAGATCGAACGCATCATGATCGCCCGCGTCGACGTGTCCGACCGCGGCAACCGCAAGCGCTCCGCCGACGACTCGAGCTCCTTCGAGCTCACGTTCAAGCCGCTCGCCGCACCCTCCGGCGGACAGGCCGTCCAGCGGTTCATCACCAACGTCACCCTGCCCGCCTAACCCCCGAACTGGTGGTCCGCCGCGCTCACATCCGTGGGGGGGGGCGGCGCGGGCGGACCACCACCCCCCTCTCCACAGCACCCCGCCCCTGAGCCCCTGCCCAAGAAGAGAGAACCCGCCGTGTCCAAGCCCAACCGCAAGGTCATCAAGCTCCAGCAGATGCGCGCCCAGATCGCGCAGGCCGCCGGCATCCAGTACGTCGACGTCGTCTTCGACGTGCCCGACCCGGAGGTCGACGGCCTCGTCAAGGAGCGGGTGTGCTCCTTCCTCACCCAGGACTACTGGCCCGTTGAGGTCGTCCGCAGCGTCGAAGGGGACGGGGACAGCGCGAACCTGGACATCCTGCGGAAGGTCGCCACGCCGCCCGAGGCCTTCGACCAGCTCGTCTCGGTCGCCCAGCTGACGGTCGGCGAGTTGAAGGAACTCCTCGAAGAACTGGCCAAGGAGGCAGGCACCGACCAGGGGGAAGGCTCTGGCTCCTCGAGCTCCTCTCCGAGCACGCCGGAGCCGTCCGAGCCGACCTCCAGCGCTACTACCCCGGCCGTCGCCTAACCGAGTTCTGGGCCATGTCCTGGGGCGAGGGAACGATGAACTGGGCCGAACTCCGCGACCTGGTCACCAGCCTCCCCGAGGACTCCGCCACAAAGGCCGCCTACGCGGGCGACAAGGACGGCTACCGGTGGAAGCAGGACACCTACCTGCAGGCCACCACGGTCAACCTGCTGCAGCTCATCGCGGCCACCTTGTGGAAGGCCCACCTCAAGGGCGATCCGCCGGAGATGAAGCCGGTCCAGCCGCCCAAGCTCGCCGCGGATGAGGAACGCGACCAGCTCGCCGAAGCGCGAGCTGCCCGCAACCGGGCCCTGCTGGACAGTCTCCGGCCGCAGCAGGCACCGGTGGACGCCGCCGCGAAGAAGGCGGAGATCGACCAGTGGATGACCCGCATCCGCGAAATCGAAGCCGCCAAGACCGGACAGCCGCAACCGCAGTCGTAGAAGAGAGAGGAGGGCAGCATGGCCGAAGCCACCGTCGTCGGCGCCACCCGGGTCAGCCTGATCCCGGACATGAGCCAGTTCGGCGACCGGCTCCGTATCGAGCTGCCCTCCGCGATCCGTGAACCCGCCAAAGCGGCCGGCGATCTGGCCGGGGACATGATCCGCACCGCCATCAGCAAGAAACTCGCCAAGCCGATCGGCGTGAAAGTCGCCGCGGCCCTGGACGACGCGGCCGCCAAGACCGCCCTGCGCACCCTCACCCAGGACCGCACGGTCAAGGTCGTCGCCGACCTCGACGACAAGGCCGTCAAGACGGGCCTGGACCGGCTCACCGTGGGCCGCAAGGTCACCATCACCGCCGACGTCGACGACCAGGCCGCGAAGACCAAGCTCGGTGCGCTCTCCGGGCAGCAGACCGTCGACATCCTCCCGAAGATCAAGGATGCCGCCTACCAGCAGGCCAAGAAGCAACTGGACCGGCTCACCGCCGACCGCGTCGTCAACATCCGAGCGTCCGTGGACACCCGGGTCGCCGCGAACGAGATCAACAACCTGATCCGGCGCCGCGTCGTACGCATCGGCACCGACGTCGACACCCGGGTCGCGGCCGACAGCCTCGCCAACCTGACCCGGCGCCGCACGATGACGATCCAGGCCCGTGCCGACACCGCAGCCGCCGACGCGGCCATCCGGCTCGCCGCCCGGGACCGCACCGCGAACATCCGTGTCCGCGCTCTCGGCCTGGGGGCCCTCACCGCCGGGCTGACCGGCCTGGGAGGCTCCAGCGGCGGCAGCGCAGGCGGTGTCGGACTGCTCTCCAGCCGAGTCCTGGCCCTCGGCGCTGCCGCGCTCCTCTCGTTGCCCTCCCTGGCCTCCCTCGCCTCGGCGATCGCCCAGATGGGACCCCTGGCCGCCACCGCCGCCCCGGCGCTGGCCACACTGATCGGCGGATTCGCCGCCATCAAGGTCGGCACCAGCGGTGTCGGTGACGCCATCAAGGCCGCCTTCCAGCCCGCCACCGGCGAAGCCACCAAAGCGGCCACGGCCACCCGGCAGGTGGAGAACGCGCAGCGCTCCCTGGCCCGCGCCCAGCGCTCCCTGGCCGACGCGCAGACGCAGGCCGCCGACCGGGTCAAGCAGGCCAACCAGCAAGTCGCCACGGCCGAACGCGACCTCACCGCAGCACAGCGCGACGCCCGACAGGCCCAACAGGACCTCAACGCGGCCCGCCACCAGGCCGTCCGCGACCTGCAGGACATGAACAACCAGCTCAAGGACTCCCGTCTGGACGAAGAGGGAGCCACCCTGGCCGTGCAGCAGGCCGAGGAAGACCTGGCCCGCACACGCTCGGATCCCACCGCCACCCAGTTGCAGATCCAGCAGGCCGAACTCGCCAAAGAACGCGCGGTGCAGTCCCTGGACGAGCAGCGCCTGGCCACCAGCCGGCTCGAGAAGGACACCGCGGCCGCCAACAAGGCCGGCGTCGAAGGCAGCAAAACAGTCGCCCAGGCCAAGCAGCAGGTCGCCAACGCCGATCAGCAGGTAGCCGACCGGCAGCGGTCCCTGGCCCAGGCCCAGGCCGATGTGGTCAAGGCGCAGGTGGAGGGGCAGCGGCAGATCGCCGACGCCCAGCAGGCCGTCGCCGATGCCGCCCGCAGTGTGGCCGACGCCCAGCAGAAGGCCGCCACGCAAACCTCCGCACTGGATACGGCGCTGTCGAAGCTGTCCCCCAACGCGCGCGCGTTCGTCGGCCAGTTGCAGGCGATGGCGCCGGCCTGGCGGGACATGAAGCTCGACGTGCAGGACACCCTGTTCGCGGGAATCGCGACCCGGCTCGGCATGGTGGGCGGCCAGATCCTGCCGACCGTGCGCCGCGGCCTGATGGGCGCCGCCGGCGAGCTGAACCTCATGGGCAAGAACGCCCTGACCGCGGTCAGCAACCTGCAAAAGACCGGGCAGCTCAGGCAGGTCTTCGACGGGGTGCGGCAGTCGCTGGGCAACGTGTCCCGCATCCCGGGTCAGATGGTCACCGGGTTCGCCCAGCTGTCGATCGCCGCGCAACCCGCGTTCGACCGGATCACCACCGGTGCCGCGAGCGCCGTGGACCAGGTGATGGGCAAGCTGGCCGCCGGCCTGAAGTCGGGCAGCCTCACCGAGGCCATCAACACCGCCCTGGACGTCGCCATTCAGTTCGGCCACGTGCTGGGGGACATCGGCGGCATCATCGCGGGAATCTTCAAGGCCGCGTCGGCGGCGGGCGGGAACTTCTTCGGCACCATCGGCGCCGCCCTCGCGGAGATCCGCCGCATCATCGAACTCCCCGAGGTGCAGGCCGCCCTCACCCAGATCTTCAAGGCCCTCAACGCGGTCGCCACGCTCATCGCGGGCACCCTCGGCTCGGTCATCCAGGCGGTGCTGCCGCTACTGGCCGCGCTCGCTCCCGTCATCGTGGAACTCGCCGAGAAGTTCGGCCCCGCCATCGCGCAACTCGTGGGCGCACTGGGCAAGGCCCTGATGCCGGTCATCGACGCGCTGCTGCCCGTCCTCCTCAACGTCGGGGACATCCTGGTCGGCCTGGTCACCGGCCTGATGCCGCTCCTGCAGCCGCTCGGGGACCTGATCGGCGCGATCGTCACCGCGCTCGCCCCGGTCATCTCCGCGCTGGGCGTGCAACTGGTGCCGGTCGTCGCCGCCCTGGCACAGGGCCTTGCCCCAGTCATCGGCTCACTGGTCCCGGCCGTGCAAACACTGGGCCAGTTCATCGGACAACTGGCCCCCCTGTTCCCGCAGATCATGCTGGCCCTGCTGCCGCTGCTACCGCCCCTGGCCGAGCTGACGGTGTCCCTGCTCACGCTGGCACTGCAGGTCATCACCCCGCTGATGCCGCTGATCGTGATGCTGGCGGGCCTGTTCACCAACACCCTGGCCACCGCGATCGGCACCCTGGTCCCGGTCATCGCCACCATCATCGGCTGGATCACAACCTTCGTCGATGCGGTCACCGCCGCCGTGAAGTGGATCGTCGACAAGTTCACGCAGCTGTTCGACATCCTCCTCGGGCATTCGATCATCCCGGACATCGTGCTCGGCGCGATCTCCTGGTTCTCCCGCCTGTGGAAGCGTCTCGGCGAAATCGTCGGCGCGCTCAAGGACGGCATCGTCAAACGGTTCGGGCAGGTCAAGGACACCTCAACCAAAATCTGGAGCTCGTTCTGGGACCAGGTCGCCTCGGCCGCCTCCAGCACCTGGAAGAGCGTCCGGCGCGGCTGGGACACCTTCGCGGACTCCCTGACCTCATCCTTCAAGATTGTCGTCAAGGGCCTGGGAAAGATCTGGGGCGGCCTGGCCGACTACGTCAAGGCGCCCATCAAGTTCTGGATCGACACCGTCTACAACAAGGGCGTCACCAAGGTCTGGAACGCCACCGCGGGCAAGATCCCCGGCATCCCCGACATGAAACCGATCGGCCTGCCCAAGGGATTCGCCCGCGGCGGCATCAACACCGGCCGGGCCCGCGGAGGCGTCCTGCCAGGATGGTCGACCTGGCGCGACGGCGACGACCAACTGGTGCCGATGCGGCGCGGCGAGGGCGTCTACGTGTCCGAGGTGATGCGCGACCCCTACGAGCGCCAGCGCCTGTACGCGCTGAACGCGGCCGCGATGCGCGGCCAGCACCCCGCCATCGCGCGCGCCCAGATGGGCTTCGCCGGCGGCGGCATCTTCGGCGACATCGGCTCCGCCATCGGAAACGCCGGATCGTCCATCGCCAACAGTGTGGGCGGCGTCCTGAAGAAGGGCACCGACGCCGTCCGCGGCACCCTCGGCGACCTGGCCGCCGCCGCGTTCAAGCCGATCAAGAAGGGCATCACCAAGGCCCTCGGCTCCAACGTGAACACCTACCCGGGAATGGTCGGCGCCTCGCCGCTGTACGTCATCGACCGGGCCATCGACTACATCCGCGGCAAGGACATCCCCGACGCCTCCGGGCAGTGGATCAAGCCGGTCAATGTGCCCTACGGAACCCGCTTCGGGGTGAAGGGCTCCATGTGGTCCTCGGGCCGGCACACCGGCCTGGACTTCCCCGCACCCGTCGGACGCAAGGTCGTCGCCGTCGACAACGGCACCGTCAAGTCCGCCACCAGCGGCGGCCCCTACGGCAAGCACGTCACGGTGTCCCACGGCGGCGGCCTGCAGTCCCTGTACGCGCACATGTCGGCAATCGCCGCGAAGGTCGGCCAGGGCATCCAGCAGGGCGGCCGGATCGGCTCCGTCGGCGCGACCGGCAACGTCACCGGACCACACCTGCACCTCGAGGCCCGCCTCAACGGCAAGGCCATCGACCCCATGCCGTATCTGACCGGCGGAGCGGGCGGGGACGGCGGGAGCGGGGTACAGCGCTGGAAGGGCGTCGTCACCCAGGCTCTGGGCCAGGTCCACCAGTCCCTGAGCCTGGTCAACACCACGCTGCGGCGGATGAACCAGGAGTCGGGCGGCAACCCCAAGGCCGTCAACCGTACCGACTCCAACTGGAAGGCCGGCCACCCGAGCGTCGGGCTGATGCAGGTCATCGAGGGCACGTTCAACCGCTACGCCGGCAAGTACCGCAACACCGGGCCGAAGATGTACGGGGTCTCCATCGACCCGATGGCGAACATCTACGCCTCCATGCGGTACGCACTCGCCCAGTACGGCAGCCTGGCCCGGGCCTACAACCGGCCCGGCGGCTACGCCCGCGGCGGACTTCTCGGCGGGGGCACCCGGATCGGGCGGGGCCTGGCCCGCGGCTACGCCACCGGCGGCATCATCAAGGTCGGCGGCAAACGCATCGACACCGGACCCATCGCAGCATCGGTCGGCGCCGACTTCCTCAAGCAGCTCGCCGGCACGGCAGCGCAGATCGACGCCGCGATGTCGAAGGTGGCCACCGCGGTCAAGAACGCCTTCAAGGGCGTCAAGAGCACCATCGATGACCGGTTGCTGGCCAGCATCAAGAGCTCGAATGCCCGGCTGGACACGCTCGCCAAGCAGCGCGACGCCATCGCCTCGAAAATCATCCAGGCGAACACGCTGGCCGCGGACTCCGCCACCCAGGCCAACAGCTTCGCGGCCCTCACCTCCCTGCCCAACGGGGGCAACACGTTCGACGCAGGCGGCATCCTGTCCGGCCTGCAGGTGCGCCTGGGCCAGATCAAGACGTTCGGCGTGAACCTGAAGATCCTCGGCAAGCGCGGGCTGTCCAAGACGCTGCTGCAGCAGATCATCGCCGCGGGCCCGGACCAGGGCGCCGCCTACGCCCAGGCGTTGGTGGACGCCACACCGCAGCAGATGAAGGACATCAACGCCACGCAGGCGGCCATCGCGACGGCATCCACCACGTACGGCAAGGACGCCGCCGACGCCATGTACGACGCCGGTTCCCAGTCCGGGAAGGGCTACCTGGCCGGACTGAAGGCGCAGGAGACGGCGATCGACAAGGCGATGTCGGATCTCGCGAAGAAGATCCAGGCGGCGATCAAGAAGGCCCTGAAAATCAAGAGCCCCAGCCGGGTGTTCGCGCAGCTCGGCGCGTTCACCGTGCAGGGCTTCACCCAGGGCGTCCGCGAGGCCACCCCCGAAGCCGCCCTGGCAACCGCCCGGATGGCCGCCGTCGTGCGCGCCTCAGCCGCCGCGACCGCCTCCCGCATCGAGAACACCACGTCCGCCACCTACGGCGACCGCGTCCTCAACTACAGCGCGACGGTCCGTGAACAGGCCTCCCGCGCCTCCATCCTGGCCGCCCTCGCCCTCGAGGACTCGCTGCACCGGCCCGTCGTCGTGGGAGGCTGACCATGCCCATCCTCGTCCCCGCAGCCGACCCCACGCCGCCGGTCACCGTGCCGTGGCCCACCCGCGTCAACGAAATGCCGCAGGTGTGGTTCACCGACCCCGCCGGGCTGACGACGAAGTTCAACGACTGGGCCAACGGCTGGGTGCTGCAGCCCGGCGCCAAGGGCCTGGACATGCCCGCCTACGACTTCACCCAGGACCAGAGCCCCGGCATCGACGGCTACGCGATCCGTCAGGTCCGCGCCCAGGGCAAAGAGATCGCCCTGCCGATCGCGTTCTGGGCGGACGACTCCCGCGCCGCCTACCTCGCCCGCCGCCGCACCCTGATCCGCTCCCTGAACCCCAAGCGCGGCGAGGGCACCCTGACCGTCACCCAGTCCGACGGGGCGTCCCGCACCATCGGCGCCCGCTACAGCGCCGGACTCGAAGGCGACGAATCCCTGGACGCCGCCGGACGCACCTGGTGCCTGGGCGTCCTCACCTTTGCCTGCCCCTCCCCGTTCTGGCTCGGCCCTGAGGTGACCACCGAGTGGCGGGCCGCCGTCGCCGGCAGCTTCTTCCCGGTCCTGCCGCTCGTCGTGGGCAACAGCCAGGTCCTCGGCTCGGTGACGGTCAACAACGACGGCGACGACGACGCCTTCCCGGTATGGACCATCACCGGCCCCGCCACCGCCATCAGCCTCACCAACGTCACCACCGGCGACGTCCTCGTCCTCGCCCACACAATCACCGTCGGCGACACGATCGTCATCGACACCCGCGAACGCCGGCAGACCGCCCTCCTGAACGGGGCCACAAACCTGTGGGGCGACCTCTCCGACGCCTCCACCATGTGGGCGCTCGAACCCGGCCTGAACGACCTCACCCTCACCGTCACCGGCTCCACCAGCAACACCCGCGTGCGCATGACCTACCAGCCCCGCTACCTGGCCGCCTGAGAGGAGGCAGACCTTCATGGACGACAGCGCGCTGCGCGTGTACGTACGCGACACCAGCCTGAACCGGCTCGGGCAGATCGCCGAGTACACGCAACTGACCGTGATCCCCCGCTTCAACGCGGTCGGCGCCTACACCCTCGAGGTGTCCGCCGACTCCGACAAGGCCGGCCTCCTGGTGGAGGGCAACGGGCTGATCATCCGCACCGGTTCCGGTGACACGATCATGTCCGGGCCGATCCGCTCCGTCGACTGGTCACGCTCGGCTTCCGACGGCGGCTCCGGGAAACTCATTGTTGGCGGCGTCGATGACACGGCCCTGCTGGCCCAGTACACGTGCTGGCCCAGCCCCGCGGCCGTGATCGGCTCGCAGACCGCGTCCGTGTACAAGCTGACCGCGGTCGCCGCGGAGTCCGGCATGCGCACCCTCGTCAACGTCAACGCCGGCCCGGGCGCGCTCGCCTCCCGCAAGAACCCCCTCCTGACGCTGGCCGCCGACGGCGGCCACGGTGGCACCATCACCCGGCAGATCAACCAGTTCGACAACCTGCTCACCGTCCTCGCCGACATCGGCAACACCGCCGGTCTCGGCTTCAAGGTCGTACAGATCGGCGCCAGTCTCCAATTCCAGATCTACCAGCCGTCCGTGCAGAGCGCGGCCCGGTTCGCGTTCGCGCTGGGCAACCTCACCGACGCCTCCTACGCCACAACCCCACCGACGTGTACGCGGGCCATCGTTGTAGCGGGCGGCGGCACGTCCCCGCGGGTGTGCAAGACGTACGACCGTACCGACCCGCTCTTCCCTGGTCTGGTCATCGAACAGTTCGTCGACCTGACCGGTGTGGACACCGCCAGCGTGGACCTGACCGCGCAGATGGACCAGGCCGGCGCCGAAGCCCTGACTAACGGCGCCGGGCAGGGCTCGCTGGCCATCAGCCCCATCGACATCCCGCAACTGCGCTACGGCCGGGACTACCAAGTGGGGGACACCGTGTCCGCGGACGTGCGCGGCGACTGGTACACGGACGTCGTCCGCGAGGTCACCCTCACCTCCACCGCCGCCGACGCCACCACCGTCAAGGCCACCGTCGGCGGCGACTCCACCGGCACCTCCACCGTCGCCCGCATCTACGCCTACATCGCCCAGGTCAAGAAGGACGTCGGGCGCCTCAAGACAAGGAAGGCCGCCTGATGGCCGAGTTCAGTGCGCCGTTCGACGGCTCCCCGATCGCCACCGAAGCGCAGTGGTCCAACATGTCCCGCCAGTGGGGCCTGGACGGCGTCATCGCCCTCGATTCCAGCTGGACAACCCTCAAGGTCACCGCGTCCGGCACGACGACCGTGGCGCTCGCCCCGGGCAATGCGTTCGTCAACGGCTTCTACTACGACCTGGACGCCGCCAAGAACCTCGCCGTCCCCGCGAACGCGGGCGGCACGGCCCGCGTCGACCTGGTCGTGCTGCGCGCCGACCCGGCCGCGAACAAGGTGTCCGCCGAGTACAAGACAGGCGGCGCCACCGCCCCGGCCCTCACCCAGGTCGACGGCGCCGTATGGGAGATCCCCCTCGCCCAGTGCACCGTGGCCGCCGGAGCGTCCGTGGTCACCGCCTCCAACGTCGTCGACAAGCGCTACCTCACCAGCCGCGGCGTCGTCCCGAGCATCGCCGGGGGACGGCGCCCCAGCATCAAGAACCAGCTTCTCGTCGAGGACGGCAAGCTCTATGTCGGAGACGGCGCGGCCTGGCGGTGGATCGCCTCCCCGGGCGTGGACGACTCCACGTACACGCCGACCTGGTACGCGGGAACCGACACCTCGGCCAGCGTCATCAACTGGGGCTCCGGATCCGGCAACACCGGCCGCTACCAGGCCCGGGGCGGCCGAGTCGACCTCACGATCCAGCTGTCGCCGACCGGCAACCCGGGCGCCTACGAGGAACCCATCGCGGTGTCGCTGCCGCCAGGGCTGCCCGCAACGCTCGTCCACCGCTCCCTGTTCACCTGGGCCTACACCTCCGGCAACGGCGAAGGGTCAGCCGTGGGCGTCGGCATGATCTTCCCGACCGAGAACCAGGGCCGCATCTCACGCCTGCGCTTTCCCACCTCCAACGGAAACAGCGTCAGCTCAACCATCAACTCCTTGAACTTGTTGACGAATCAACCTTTCAACATCCGTGCCGGCGACACCCTGACCGTCGACGGCTCCTACTGGCTCTAGCCCCCAGAGAAGAGGATCACCATGCGGCACCCATTCGGGGGCAGCCCAGCTGACTACGCCATGGAACGCGTCGGCAACCAGCTCCTCGTCCGCCCCGGCGCCGTCGGCACCGTCTGGGACGCCCTCACCGGCGGAACCCAGTACACCGACCTCACCACCGTGACCGGCGCCCCGATCACTACGATCACCGCGGACGCGGACGGCGCCGTCACCTTCATGGGCCCCGACGGCGTCAGCGCCTGCTATGTCGACTTCGGCTACACCAAGCGCTTCGCGCTGACCGCCCGTGACGTCGGCACACAGCTCGACGACTTCCTTGCCCAGGGCGGCACGCCCGGCGGCTGGGCGCAGCTCGACGGATCCGGCAGCATCGACAGCAGCCAGATCCCCGCCCAGCTCGACTGGATCGTCGTCCGTTCCTACGGCGCCCTCGGCGACGGCGCCCACGACGACACCACCGCCATCCAGAACGCCATCAACGCCTGCCCGCCCGGAGGCGTCGTCTACTTCCCCCGCGGCATCTACAAGACGACCGCCACCCTCGACCTCGGCAACGGGGTCACCCTGATGGGCTCGCACTCCAACCTCATGGTCGGGCCCGGCATGACCGGCGCCGAGTACCAGAGCTTCATCCAGCCGGCCGTCCCGTTCACCGGCACCTCGGTCATCCAGATCATTGGCGACGCCACCGTCTCCGGGCACCCGGACATCTCCGGCGAGCAGCGCCTGGTCAACCTGATGCTGGACGGCTCCCAGCTCACCGGCTCATCGATCGATGGCCTGTACGCGAAGGGCAACGTGCAGAACGTCGTCCTCGACGATGTGTGCATCCGGCAGATGCCCAACAACGGCATCGTCACCGCCGACCGCACCGACGGCAAGTGCCCCTTCTCGTGGCGCCTCCACCACGTCATGATCGACAACTGTCATGCGAACGGGATCCTGTTCACCGGCAACACGGACGTCACTCTCGACGACGTCCAGGTCATCGGCTGCTGGGCGCAGGGCATCGTCCTCACCAACTGCACCAACGCCCAGCTCCTGGCCTGCCGCACCGAGTGGAACGGCTCTCACGGCTACCACATCACGGGCAACTGGGGGAACTGGGCCGGCTCCGGCGGCATGCAGATGACGGGCTGCTCCACCGACCGCAACGGCCAGCACGGTGTCCTCATCGACGCCACCGGCCAGACTCCCGTCGTCATCACCGGCCTGATGACCCGCCGGGACGGACGCAACGGGGGAGCGGGCGGAGGAGGCTTCGCCGGTCTCGCGGTCGCCGCGGCCACAGTCCCCATCCTGGTCACCAACATGACCTGCTACCCCGGAGTCGACGACAACGGGACCCAGACGAACTCCCCCCAGTACGGGGTGAGCGTCACCGGATCCAGCGGATACGTCCAGCTGGACGCGGCGATCCTGCACGCCGCGATCGCAGGGCTCAACGATGACGGCACCTCGACCGTGATCTTGGGCAGCAACATCACCTACGTCACCGGCGCCACGACGGCCCCTGTGCGCGCCCCGCAGTCCGCCGCCACGACGACCTCCACCGACCTCAAATACGCCATCGAGCTCTCCGGCAGCAACGGCAGCAACGTCTCCCTCGGCGTAAAGACCTACCTCGACGGCAGCAAGCCGTTCACCTTCGGCACCTGGGTCGACTTCTACAACAACGCCCTCACCGACGACAGCGCCGTGTGGTCCTACGGCTACTCCAGCACCAACGACAAGGGCTACGCGCTCCGCGTGGACGGGACGACGAAGCGGCTGTCGTTCTTCTGGGGTGCCGCCAGCAACCAGGCCACCTCCCTCAACACGTTCTGCTACGGACGAATGTGGCTGGTCGTCACCTACGACGGCGCGACCACCCTGAAGGTGTACAAGAACAACGTCCTCATGGACACGCTGACCGTCGCGGCGCGCACCGCTGATGCGGCCATCGGCAGCTACCTCGGCACCCGCGACGGCACCGCGCGCAACCTGAACGGGGCACTGGACGACTCGTTCCTGTACAACCGCGTCCTGACGGCCTCCGAGCTCACGGCCATCTTCCGCACCGCCACGTTCCCGGCGAGCGGGAACCTGTTCCGCTACCGCTTCGACGAGCGCACCGGCACCACGGCCACAGACAGTTCAGGCAGCGGCAACAACGGCACGATCAACTCGGGCACCTACCGGGTCAGCGAGTTCGGCAACTCCAACCGGACACCGTCCGCCCCCACCACATGGCAGGCCTCCCTGGCCAACGCGGACCTCGCCAAGACCTGCGCCCTGTTCATCGGGTCCAGCACCACGCAGGGCTCCCTCTCCTCCACCCTGGACAACCGGTACACCGACGTGCTCGGCGCTCTCCTGCACAAGCAGTTCAACAGTGCATCGGTGACCGGCGGCAAGCACATCCGCGCCGCCGACACCGGGTGGTCGACCACCGGTACCGCTGCACTGAACGGGGACGGCCTGGGCCTGGGCTCGTATGCCCTCTCGGCCGGAGCCACACTGTCCCGCACGATGACGAGCTGCACGGGGTTCGACCTGCACTACGTCCAGGGGCCGGGCCAGGGCGCCTTCTCGTACCAGGTGGACGGCGGCTCGGCAGTCGTCGTTACCCCCAACACCACGGGCACGGCCAACCGGCACGACGGCACCGTCACGGTCACCGGGCTGTCGCTCGGCAGCCACACGATTCAGATCAACGCCACCAACGCCTGCGTCATCAACGGGGTGTACGTGCACAACGGTGACGCCACCACGGGGGTGCGCGTCTACAACTCCGGCAAGGGCAGCACCACCACGGCGGACTTCGTGAGCAGCAACGCGGCCACGATCTGGCAGCGGGCCGCTGCCATCGGGACCGTGAACCTCGTCGCTGTGATGCTGGGCAGCAACGATTTCTCCGGCAGCATCGACCCGGCCGTCTTCAAGGCGAACCTCCTCACGCTGATCCACAACGCCTGGAACAGCCTGAGCATGCGACCTGACATCGTGCTCATCAACAGCTACAAGCGGTACGACCAGGTGGGCTACGGCACCACCTACCTGTACGGCCAGTACGGGGCCAAGATGCAGGAGCTGGCGGCCGAACTGGACGGAGTCCAGTACGTCGACCTGGCCGGCTTCTATCCCCTCATGAACGACGCGGCCCATGACCCGCTCGACCTGATGAACACCGACAGCATCCACATGAACGACGCCGGCCACCGCTACACGGCCAGGCTGCTCCTGCGCAGCCTGGTGCCATCGATCATGTAGCACCTGCCCGTGCATTGAGGCCTCGGCCCCGATGCGTCATCACCTACCGGCGGAAGGACGGCGTGATGCCGCTACTCACCCAGGCGCCAGCCCCGGGGGCGATTACCGGGATCGTCTCCGCGGCGCCAGGCTGGCGGGTGGACGCCTACGCACCCCAGGGCACCCCGGTCAGCGAGGTGCCCACGCCGTCGCATGTGGTGGCGTGGGCCCTGATCGCCGGCGAAGACGCGGCGGGCGGCGCCACCGTGGAGCCGGTGTTCGTGGCCGGGGAACGCACGTGGACACCAGACCAGTTCCGTGCCGTGTACGGGCAGGCGCTCACGCTGCAGGTGAGCCCCGCCTGACGTTCAGGCGGCGGCAGACTGCTGCAGCGAGGCCTCGAACTGGTTGACGGCGGCCTCGAGAACGCGTCCGTCCGGCCGGTCCCGCCAGTTGCCGTAGCGGATGACCGTGGCGCTGGTGAGGCCGTACAGAACGTGCGGGCCGGACGCGTACAGGACGCCGCGGTCGCGGGGGCTGGTGCGGGTCTGGCGGCACCAGGCGTGGAACTCCTGCAAGTTCCGCGCCAGGACGAGGGTGCGGGCGGTGGTCCTCGGCTGCATACGCCGAGCGTAGGAGTGTTCGGACGAGGTGTTCCCCCGGCCCGGGACCTGGCAGGGGGAACACTCGCCTCAAAAGTCCCTAGCCTTTGGATCAGAGATATGCGCGCACTCATTTCTTCGATGTAAAGGACAGGCCCCATGGCCACACCGATGACCGCGGACCAGCGGCTCGCCGCGTACAAGGCCGAGGGCCTCACCGTCCGCGAGTATCCAGGCTGGCGCACCCACAACCGGGACGCCGCCACCGGCAAGACGTTCGGCCCGGTCGTCGGAGTGCTCATCCACCACACGGCAGGCCACAACGACAAGGACCTCTGCTACAAGGGCAGAACCGGCCTGCCGGGCCCGCTGTGCCACAACTGGCTGGGCAAGACCGCCGGCCTATGGATGATCGGCCACGGCCGCGCCAACCACGCCGGGCTGGTCGACGGGGATGTCGTGCGGGCGCTGGTGGCCGAGAAGTCGCCGCTGCCGGCGGACGACCGCGCGGACACGGACGGCAACGACTGCCTGTACGGCCTCGAGATAGAGAACCTCGGCAACGGTAAGGACCCCTACCCGGCCGAGCAGTACCGGCAGGCCGTGCTGTGGGCGGCCGCGCACTGCCGCCACCACGGCTGGAGCGAGAAGTCCGTTGCCGGACACAAGGAAGTCCAGCCCGGCAAGATCGACCCGAGCTTCGACATGGACGTCTTCCGGGCCGACGTGAAAAAGCAGCTCGCCACCAAGCCGGGCGGCGCCACGGCCGTCCCGAAGCCCACGCCCAGTAGGCCGCGCGTGGACCTGTCCCGCCTCGTCACCGCAGCCAAGACGGACCCCGGCGCCAAGCAGGGCCACGTCACCTACATGGCCGGCACCAACCTCACCGAGGCCGCCCTGGTCAAACTCGGCTACCTCGCCAAGACCTACGCCGGTGACGGCTCGTTCGGCACCACCACCGTCGCCGCGTACGCCAAGTGGCAGCGCCATCTCGGCTACACCGGCACCGACGCCAACGGCATCCCCGGCGTCAAGTCGCTGACCGAACTCGGGAAGAAAACCGGCCTGTTCGCGGTGGTCTCGTGATCGTCAACAACACGGGGCGCACCGTGCGCATCTACACAGAGGGCCGGCCCGACGGCCTCGACGACATTGACCTGGGTCTGCTGCGCACCTTCGACCCGGCGCCCCCGGCCGTGCAGCTCACCCCGATGCCGCTGGTCACCCTCTACGACGACGACGTTCCCGTGGAGATCGTCGAGTTCGGGCACGCCGAGCATCTGCCCGCCCCGCAGGACGGCACCAAGCGCATCGTGCCGTTCGAAGTGGCCCTCGCCCAACCCCGCCGCGATGACCTCCTGGTCACCTACCGGCCCGTCACCACCGCCGACGGCACCGTCATCGGCTTCCGCGAACTCGCCCAACCCGTCTGAAAGGACCACCGTCATGCCCCTCTTCAGAGAACCCGCCCTGATCCTCGGCTTCATCGCGGCAGGCGTGAAGCTCCTCGGCTACGAACTGAACGTCTCGGCCGGCACCCAGACCGCCATCAACGCCATCGCCGCCGGCGTCGTCGCCCTCCTCATCGCGATCATCGCGAAGAACGGCGCCTGGGGTGCCGCCATCCTCCAGACCGCGCAGGCCGTCATGTCTCTGTTCGTCGGCCTCGGCCTGGACTGGTCCGCGGACCGCCAGGCGCTGTGGATGGGATCCATCGCCGCCCTCCTGGCCATCGTGGAGCGGTTCATCGTCACCCCGCCCCTCGACTCCACCCGGCTCGAACGGTCCAGCCCCATCAAGGCCACCGCCTGAGTGCATTGGTCCCGTTAACCCCCCACCACGGAGCCCTACATGGCCGATGAGCCGTCTCTGGGAGAGCTGGGGCGACTCATCCAGGCCCTTCGGGGCGATGTCCGTGACGACATGGCACAGATCAACATCCGCCTGGACCGGCTGGTGTCGATCGACGTGTATGCCGTCGAGAAAGCGGCTCTCCTCAAGGACCTTTCTGACCTCGAGAAGGCGGTGCAGGAGTTGGCGGCCAAGCAGGACCGGGACGTGAGAGCCATCCAGGAACAGCGCGTCCAGGACACCGAACGGGTCACCAACACCCGGCGCTGGCTCGTCGGAGCAGTCATCTCGCTGCTCGCGATTGTCGTTCCAGTGATCCTCTTTCTGGCAGGAGGCAAGTAGTTGACTGGCCCCCCGAAGCCTGGCAGCCGGGTGGAAGCACGCGAACGTCGCCGCCGCGGCAATCTGAACGCTGCCCTGGCGATGGTCCTTGCCGCCGGGGCGCTGGCCGCAGTGGTCACTGGATTCCTCCTCATGTCCCGGCAGCTGGACAGCGCCCATCGTGACGTTGCCCTGCTCACCCAGCAGGTCGAGAACATGGGCGGCACCCCAGTGGCCGGCCCGCGCGGCGAGGCGGGGGAGGCGGGGTTGATCGGCCCGTCCGGATCGCCAGGGCCCTCAGGCGCTGCGGGAAGGCCCGGCAAGGACGCGCCCACAATCACCCCCAGCCCGGGGCCCAGCGGTCCCGCCGGCCCGTCCGGCCTGCCCGGCGCGGACTCCACCGTGCCGGGCCCGACCGGGCCCGCCGGTCCTGCCGGGCAGGCCGGCGCGTCCGGAGCACCAGGCAAGGACGGAACGGACGGGAAGGACGCCGCCCCACCGGCCCAGCAGACCTTCCACGACCAGGACGGCAACACCTACCGGTGCACCCTCACCGACGCCTCCAACCCGGACAACCCCGAGTACGACTGCACGCAGACCCGCACGACCAGCCCGGAGCCCTCGCCCAGCCCCAGCCAGCAGCCCGAGCCGACCGACAGCCAGACCTCGTCAGGGTTGCTGCCGCTCACGCTGCTTGAACGCCGCCGCACCTGAGGAGTTTCCATGGCCTTCCCCGACGGACTCAGCACCAGGCGAGTCCACCTGACGGTCACCAATCCGGTCGGCGGTGGCGCAGCGTCCGGCAAGGTCCGCCTGGCCCCAAACGTTCCCGCGGTCGTCATCGAGGGCGTCGAAGCCCAGTTCACCGGCGCCGGCACCTATGCCTTCGACAATCAGGGCCGCCTCGTCGACAGCGACGGCACCACGGTCGGTGTGGAGGTCCTCGACAACAGCGTGGCCGGTTCGAACCCGGTGGGCTGGCTGTGGCACGCAATCGTCTCGGTGGACAACCAGGCGCCGCACTCCTTCTACTTCACGCTCGCCGGGACTGGCCCGGACGTGGATCTGCGGGATGTGATGGAGATCGACCCCGAGGTCCCACGGTATGTAGCCGTGCCGGGCCCGCGCGGGCCCGCGGGTGCGGACGGCCAGGACGGGGCACCAGGAGTCGCAGGCGCGTCGGCGTATGAGGAGTGGCTGGCGGCCGGCCACACGGGAAGCGAAGCCGAGTTCCTCGCCTCCCTGACCGGTCCAGCCGGAGCCCCCGGAGCCCCGGGCAGCCCAGGCCCGGCAGGATCCCCCGGTGCCCCAGGGGACGACGGCCAGGACGGCGCATCCGCCTACCAGGTCGCCGTCGCAGACGGGTTCTC